GACTGATAAATAACTTAATGGCATCGTTGCCGCCAGTGTTCGTATCGCAAAAGCGAGTTTTGGGTACATACCATCGGCTTGACTTAATCCTTGGTGCCATACGCGATCAAAATAAGTAATCGGGTACATTTTAAATTGAGAAACCATCCTTAAAAATTCACCACTGATTGTCCCCGGTTTAGTTCCTTGTAAAAATAATGCCTTGATAAACTCATCAGGGTTTAATTGCATATTTTCACTGCCCACACTAAATATGGAATACACTTTACGATAAAGATCAGATCGTCTATTCAATAATGGAACATTATTATTTAAATTTCTTAACTCATCATTTGATATTCGGTCTACATTATCAGGCGTAAATAATCCACTATCATTTTTAGCGCGTAATAAGTTCCATTCATCTTCTGTCATATTATGGTTTTCTAACATGGAACGCATTTTATCTGGCAATCCCACCCATGAAAGATGAGAAGCTTCTGCAAAATCTTTTGACATTAAATGCATGACACTTACTTTATTTCCACCATCAAAAGGTTCCATAAAATTAAGATTAAATACTTTAGAACTTAAACGATTCATATAAGTCCCGAATGTTTGTGCATCTAAAGCTTTAGCAATATAACCTAAATGCGAATCACACATTAATTTCATTTTTTTAGCAAATGCCACACGTGATGGATCAAGCTCTTTACCAATAGGATTATTAAAAAGATTGGCCAACATTGTTCCCATGGTGCGAAATTCATTGTGACCAATTCGACCAAGATACGACATGCCAGTTGCTAGATCATTTAAACTTCTAAGCGGCAATAATATTAAATTTTTAGTTGATGTTAATGCAGTAAGATTTGCCCTAAATGCAGCCAGTCCAGGACTAACAGCGGTTTGATTAGCACCCATTAAATTAAGAAATGTAATGTCATTATGATGGTTCCATAAATCAGGGCTTAATATAGATTTTTTATAACCTACTTTACGTTGCGCTTCCGCTAGGTCCATATACATACTTGCCGGCGAACTGCCAAATAAATCAGCGGCCCCTATTTGGCTACCAGAACCCATGATGTCACCCATCAATGATGGAAATAAGGCTTGGTGGCCATAAATATTATTATATTCTCCCCAAGCGTTCCAATCTTTAAAATTTAATCTTAAACGTTTTTTATTCGCAATGGCTTCCCTATTATTAGCAACAAGCGATTGTGTCGTCACTTTATTTTTATTGGTCGTGATATTATCAAAAATATCTTCCACCACTTGACGTAATTTAGTTTGGTCTATTACACCATTTTTATCAGCAAGAAATGCACCATTAATAGGGTTTTCTGGGTCTAAACGTTGCAAAACATACTCGACCCATTTTGTTTTAGCATCTACTGTTTGTTTAACTCTGTTTAATAAATCTTTGGCACGTTGGGCGAGCGTTCGACCACCATTAATAATAGCTGTCCGATCATGCATATGGTCTAAATATTTATAGTCACTGGTATTTTCTATAGATAGCACACCCGTACGAATGGATTCTGCATTACGTAATTGACGATAATTTTCAACACGCTCAGCTATTTTTTTTGCTAATGGAGAAGCCGCTTTTTTATTCAATGCATTATAAATATCTTTATCATTGTTTTTATTGATTAAGAACGCTTGTTCTTCCTCAGTAATACCATCAAACACTGGTTTAGAAATATAGCCCTTGGCGGCCTGTTGAGATTGACGAATATTATCAGCTTGGTTCTTGCCCCGTGAAACTAATAAATTTCTTAATGTAAATTTCTTAGATTGTATCTTTGAATTAAGAAGATCATAAGAGGCAATATTACTCGCTGCTAATCGACATTGATTAAATAGATCAGCTGATTTACCTTTATTAACTTCATCCATTGCTCGTTTAATCGCTTCCTGGCCTCGCACATCAGTATAAGTAGCCGCTTTAGCATATATTTGATTAACATAATCATGCAATTCATCATTTGTAAACGATGCTAACGCTTCTGCACCAATCTCTAAACAATCTTTACGTGATATAGGTTGACCTTTATTTACTTTTTGCTTAGCCATTATTCCTTCGCTCCAAAGCAATCCATCATGTCTTTCAATGCAGATAGGCCTTTCTTGAATTGTTTATATCGTTTAGATAAATCTTTATAATCATTTTTTAGGTTCTTTTGACCTTTGACGTTTTCAACTTGCTCATCAAAATCATTAATAAAAGAACCAGCATCGGTTGGTTCAGTATTAGCGGCCCTGATCACTTCTTCTGGTGTTTTTTCTGCCTCATACGATTCTTTATATTCACCATCAATACCAGCGGCTTTATCAATCTTCTGTTTAAGATATCGCTGTACACGGCCCACATCAGAAAATTTTTCTATTTGTGAATCTAATACTTTTAAATAATTACCAATAATATTTCGATAAGCATCACTTTTATTATAATCCGCTTCTAAATTCACACGATCTAATAAAGTTTGTGCATTGTGCCAAACGTCTGCTAAATCAACTAGACGTCCATATTCTTTACTGCGCTGCCAATTTTTAGATAGGCCTTTTTCATTTATTAAGGAATTCCTAATATGTGATAGTTCTTCTTGTGGTGATTTTAAATTAACTTCTTCATTATTTATTTTATTTTTAACATCTTCTGGAACAGTATAAGGCAAATGCTCCGTAGGATTATTTTTAACTTGTTCATAAATATCATGCTGATCAAAAGGCATTCTTTCAGTTAAACCAGTATGAAGATGTTCATCAACTATCTTATCCATTTCTTGTAATTTTTCTTCACGATTTGCAAGCTTATAATCTAACTCTTCTTTCGCCCCACGTAAGCCATCCACATGCTCGGGTTGGTCACGTAACTTATCCAAACTATTACCAAAGATAAAATCAGATAATGCTTTTTTGTCTGTTGATTCATTCGCATTATTTAACTGTTCTGCAAATGTACTTTTTAAATTGTCCCATGTATTTTCATCAACCATGGAAAAGAATGCTTTAGCTTTAGCAGTATTAATAGGCATTCCTTTGTCTATCATTAATTTAGATGCTTTACTAACTAATTCAGGATTATGCGGTCCTTCATAAAGCATTTTTCCATAATCATATTCGTCCTTAGTAATACGTTTTTCAGCCAGTGCTTGGTCTAGTCGAACAGACATATTATTGCCTTCTGGCGTATTAGGCATTGGAACTGACTCATCGGGTGACAATATCTTTTTAAAGGCGACTCCCGCCGCATAACCAGGAATGGATAGCAATGCTCCGATCGCACCATTAATACCTACTTCTTCTGTTACGCCTCCCCAAGAAATAGACTTAGTATCAGCATTGTAATTATTAATAATGGCATTAGGAACAGCAACCCCTGCAAAACCACTTGCGCCATGTTTAGCATTCGCTGCAAGTTCTCCTAACGATTCTGGTAAATATTTACCTGCTTGTGTACCAACTAATGATGTAATTGATTTTCGTGCTAATTGTCCTATCTCAGGAAAGAAATTCAATGCAGCACGTGATAGTCCTTCAGTTGCAACCCCACCACTTGCTACAAATGGATAAGTAATGGGATTAAACGCCATACCAATTGCACTACCAATAAATTCTAAAGGGTATCGACTGACTTTCTGAGGAATTGATAGTAATTGGCTTTCTTTCGCATTTTCGTTCTGGATCGTGTCCCATAATGCATCCACATGCTCATTTGGCTTTCCTAATTCACTAGATGACTGTAAAACATTGATAGCTTTATCACCTGTATAAAAACCTTCTTTTACACTATTAAACATAGATTGTGTAAAACTAGGAGGGACTAAACTAGCTGATTTAAAGGATTGTGCATAAGCATCATCTGCCGGTGTTTCACTAATCATGATTTACTACCTTTAATTCCGCGGCCTTCTTTTAATGATTTTAATTCATCTTCTAATTGCTCAGAGGTCATATTTTTATGGTCAATGCCTTTATCTTGCATAAACGGTTTTAATGCTTCATGAAAATTTCTAGTATCTTCGTCCGCATGAGAAGGTCGTATTTTATCAGGTAGATTATTCACTTTATCAATTTGTTCTTGGGTAATACCTTTAGGAACATTAGGTTCAAAATTTACATGTTCATTAGTAAAAGGATTGAAAGGACGTAAATCAAGTGATTTCTTAATACGTTCTTTATCTTGTCTTTCTTGGTCTGCATGAGCAGTCGCCAGTAATGATGGACTATATTTTACTGTATGTAAGGGATTTCCATATGAATCAGCTACCACTAAATTACCAGTGGGCGTACTTAGCATTTTAAAATTATTAACATCTGCCCATGCACCTATTTGACCATCTGAATAACCTAATTTTTTAGCATTTTCTTTTACATAATTAATTAAATAATTCGACATAATATCTTTATCTTGAGGACTTAAATTAGGTAAATCATGGTCATTAGTTATCCATGTGGAACCAGACGATACCGGATAAGCTTTAGCAACAATATTAGCGGCCGGCCCTGCATAATTCGCTACATTCGATAAATCATTTGCATTGATAGCCATCGTATATGCTAGGTTCGTTGTCATATCCACCATAGCAGCAACACGTTGTGTACCATTGACTTGCTGTCCTACATATCCAGTTGCATTTTTAAATGCGGGACTTCCAGCAATTTTATATCTTACTTGAGATTTACCTTCATCTCGTTGGCCTTCTTCTAACGCTGTAAATTTCATCCCATCTTGGTTAGACATGATTAACATATTTATATCATTATCATTCACACCTGAACCTAATAAATTACCAACAGCACGTCCAACTTCTTGCTGTTGTGGTGTTTTTAAACCACGCGCCACATATTCACGTAATTGAGGATCATAAGATTTTAAAACCGCTTTTAATGTATTAGGGTCACTCACACTTCCATCAGCATTTTTATTAAATGACGTCTGCGCCCTATCAATTATTTGTTTAGGAATAGGTTGGATATATTCGTCTTTCATTCCCTTTGCATAGGCCAAATTCACTTGAGAATGCGCAAAACGATTTGATTCATATTGCCCTTGTTGCATTTTTTGTTGATCAGTTAGATTAGGATTGGCCATAATCGCTGCCATGGCTTGATTATGTTGTGCTTCCATTTGCTGATAATTACCATCTGAAGATATAGTTGCTAAAAAATTACCATTCACTCCTTGATTGATAATATTACCTAGTCTATCTTTTTCACCACGTTCCCTAGGACTAGGATTTTGAATCTTACCAAGTTCTTTAAAACGTGCTTCCATTTCAGGATAGGAAACACCTGTTTGCATATCTGCATTAATAAGTGATGCACCTTTGGCATATTCTAAAACTTCAGCTTGGCTTCCCGAAGCAATATGTTGAAATGCTACAGGATTTGGCGTTCCACCAGCTGCAATAGCAGATTTAACTGATGCTGCACTGGTATCACTATTATAAGTTTGGGCATGGTAAGCATTATTTTGGTCTGTCGGCAATCCATGATGACCATCATCATTCGCAAATGGAATCTGCACCATTCGATTATGTTCTTTAGCACCAATATCAGGATTACCAAAGTTTTCAATATAAGCACGACGACTAGATACTACCGCTGCTATTTGTTTATAAAATCCACCAGAAGCAGCCGATGGTAATGCACCACTTCTAACCCCTGCATCAATCGTATTTGTTAATAATTTTAATTGATTATCAAATGCAGTTTGATCACCTACAGAATCTTGTAGTTTTTTTAGAGCATCAGGAAATGCCGTATAAATACTAATAGCAGCATTTTTATTATTTACTTCATTTTGTACTGATGCTGCTTTAATTGTTAATGCATTAATATCTTGATTAGCTTGATATGTTAATTTAGACCTATCACTTTTATTAACAACCGCTTGTTGCAATACTTGTTGATATTGTTGTTTTGAATTTTCTAATATTTGTGTCGCCAATCCAGGGTTTTTAATTAAATCAACTTGTGCTTGTGTTTTAATATCATCAGCATGCATTTGAGTTTGTAGTGTCATCGCACTACTTTGCGCTTCACCCATTGATTTAGCGCCTTCAACAACTTCTTTAGAAATATTACCTAATGTTTGCGCAATCGCCTCTAGGCCTTGTGCTTTTGATTCAATCGGTTGCTCACGAATAATCGGATTATCATTATCAAATTGTGCTAAGTCAGCCATGTTTATGCCTTACTTGGAAATGAAGATGCAGTACCTGCGAGATCAGATGCAAAGTCCGCCGCGTCACCAAAGATTTGCGATGCGAACGTCATTTGTACGTTTGCTTTTTCAATTGCTGCATTTCGATCAAATATACTTTTTTCAGTATCTAAGTTCTTTTGGTTCTTAGCAGATGTACTTAATACATTTTCTTGTGCTGCTTGAAAACTGGGGCTGCCCATACCAACACCACGTACAGATTCTTGCGCTAATTGTCGGTCTAAAATCTTATTGGTCAAATCATAATTAGCTAATGTTTTTTGTTGATAGGCCAATTGGTTTTGTTCTGCTTGTAATTGCAATGCTTGCTCTTGTTGTTCCATCCCGAAATATTGCGCGCCCACTTTCGCCCCAGCGGGTGAAACAAGCCCTAATACAATCAATGCTGTCGTTTGGTCCATATATCCTCTTAAATAATCTGTGAATCTATTTGATATCGAATTGCCGTAATCTGTAAATCAAAAGGCGAATCTTGAACAATATCAAATGTAGTATAACGTCCCCATCCATCGACCGCCTGAACAATAGCCGTATCAGTAATCGGCACTAAATATGGAAAATTCGCTTGTATCTGAGTAAATGATTGATATGGAACATCATAACCATTGATACTAAAATTAATACTTTCAAAATAATCTACAAATATTTGTTTAATATTTTTAAAATCATTTGATTTTGTTGCACCAGCAAATATGTACATCGGCCTTAGTAACACAGGATAACTAAACCCTACATAAATCTGACCAAAGTAGTCATTAAAATTCTCAAAGTAAGCGACCCCTCCAGAAACAGGCGCTGGTGCGCCTAACACATCGAGTGATTCTCCAAAGTCCTGGCGTGCTATCTTTCCATCAATCACTTGTTGTAAGAAGAACCTAACACTATATCCTTCATAATCTCCGAGCCCTAATACGACCCCTCGTTGGCCTGCAATAAATACAATCGCATTATGAGATTCAACTAAGTCCTCACGGAAATTATCATCAAACACTTCAATAAAATAATTACCACTCGTTAAATACTTCTTTAAGAAATAAACACGATTGTTAACCGATACAATATCAATCGTCTGGACTTCATCCACCCAAGTAATAGGTGTAAAGGCCGCCAGTTTAACTTCTGATTGAAATTGAAATGTCGCAACCGGAGCAACTTCCGTTAGTGATGGGCTGTTCACAAAGTAAATAAAGTTGTCTTGGGCAGACGTTTGGGAGCGCTGTAATGCCCTATTGATCGGGTTGCCAATAAGGTGCTGAGAGGCAATCGAAATATTACTGGAGGTATAAGCAAGCCCCACACCATCAAAGTGAAAGTTAACGATCGAACCACCGCCCTTCGTAGCAAAATAACTATCGTTCATGTACGTGATAGGCTTCATCAACGCTGAAGCACCAAAAGACGATTGTTGCCTAACAGAGAACGTCCCTGGCGTCAGTCCTATGGCTTGGTCTTGAGGGCAAGCGAACTCATAATTTTCTGTATAGATTTCTAGCTGTTTGCCCCCATTCAACCAGAGAATATCACCAGTGCCTGTTTGCCCAATATTATAAATAATCGCATCAGCATCACCTGCTACCCCAACATCAAAATTGACTGGTTGGTTGATCTTAGACCCATAGATTGTCGTCGGTTGCTGCATGGTATTAGCAAACCATAACCTATTTTGATAAAAAGCGACCGCCTCAGGCCATCCCAACGTTGCCGACCATGCCGGTTGTTTAATGGAATATTGCGAACCGATCAATGGCATATCAGCAGGGGCTGCAAATGGGACATATACTACCCCATCAAATTGAACGGTCGTTGCACCTGGGTGCGTCACATTGGTAATAATTCCATAACCTAACGGCCGAGGCTCAGTTGCACCAAAGCTTGCTATTTCACCACCGATCCAAGCCGTGGTAAATTTGGCGGCCTCGCCTGGATGGGCACCATCTTCCGTCATCACAATACGAAATGTCGTTGGCGTCGGATTGGTAAAAACTACCGTAAAATTAGCATAATTCACTTTCTGAAAATCAAATGATGGTAGCGGAAATATCGGGCCATTGAGCGTATCAACAACGAGCGTCTGCCAAGTAAAGACAGCTGGCCCATAACTACTGACAAATATCCGTCCTGGTGCAACGCCAGCTGTCGTCAAAACCAAAGAATCACTGTCCAAAGCGTAATCAATATGAAGTAATTGTGGCGTAGTATAAGGGGGCGAACCTGCTACTGTCTGGTAGAACGTCAATGAACCGTCTGTAGGGTCAACAAGAAATACCGTCCAGCCAGTCGCAGCGGTCGCTGACATGATCAAATAATATTGCTGGTTAATGTCGATGAACTCATACATCTGAGATTCATCTTGGGCATATATCGTAACGTCTGATGGGTCACCCGTATCGATAAAGGCATTGCGTGTACCACGGCGCTTTTTAGCCAGCTGCGTCGTGCCAATTTCCATATTAGTCAATGCTTGGGCGGCAGATAGATACGCTTTTAAATCAGTACGCTTCCAATTGACAACGTCTACTTCGCCGAGTGAAAAAGTTGCCTGTTGAATGACTTCCGTCGTCATAATGAGTATCCGTAATCGCTATGGAGTTATTCTATACGATTATAGGGTTTAGAGGTAGAATCCGTGTAGCCCAGAGAAGTTGAAGCTTCTCTGGGCTGAATCCTTTAAACTTTTACGAGAAGTTTGTATGACCAATAATACTAAACGTTTTGCACGTGATCAAGTTAGACATTTTCTTCAATCTGATAAATCAATCAACTTAGATTCAATTGATGTCGCTATTCTCTATACCATTGCTGGATATATTGATTTGCCTAAAGGTGAATGTTTTGCCAAAAGAGAAGTGTTGATATTTGAATCAAAATGCAGTGACCGCACCTTTCGTCGTAAAACCAAAATATTACTCGAAAATAAAATCATTTTTAAATATTGCAAATTAGATGACAAACGAGAACGGTATTTATTAGGTGAGAAAATTACAGGCATAATCCAAGATGAGTAATGGTGGCAGAAGTTAGCAAAGTGCTGCCACGCTTTGGACTCACAGTCCAACGATTTGTCCACCATCCGGACTCACAGTCCAAAATATTGGACTCACAGTCCACTATATATATAAGAATAGATAACCACATATATACAACATACAGTTGTTGTTTTTCTTTTTTCCTCATGGGGAAATTATCAATAAATCTCCCATTGACTTAAAGAATTGTATATTTTTTAGACATAACTCTGTCTATCATAATCATTTTGGGGAGTACTTTGGATCATGCGTTCTTGGTCGTTCAATAAAATAGCTTCATTCAACTTCAGTTGGTATTTACCTTCCAGCACTTTCCCTAATCCTACATTGTTAGTTAGCACCGCAGCACATTCAGCCGCTGTATAAAGCACGAGAGCGCGGTAGAACAAAGGTGGTATGACGCCATAACTCACCGTCTGGACGACGTAGTAGTAAAGCACGGGGCGCACATTGGTCATTAACGTCTGGTCTATGATCCGGTAGACAAAACTGAATGCCGTGCTGGACAACTGCCAGGAGAACCGGTCCATACGGTTATAATCAGCGGGCAATGTGTAGTTATACAGGTAGTCAGGCGAGATATTAGCGACATTTGGCGTATCGTCTGTCACAAATTTTATCGCAAAGTTCCAGTCTGTACGCAGTAGCATTTCAGGTAACAAGATATCGAGTTTATTCGATATTAATGTTGATGCAGCGGTAGAAGTTAACGTCTGAATAAACGGAAACCCTAACTCATTGAGCACTTGATTAACAACATCTAACTTAGCAGGCATATTTTCCTCCCAAAAGGAGGGAGGAGGACTTGAATATCATCCTCCCCGTTGGCCTTTATGCAGTTGCAATAATGCGATAGTGAATCTTAGCAACCCAAGTACCATCACCTGTGGTGAATGCACCCGTCTTATTAGACAAGTAAAGACCTTTATTGACATTAGCGACAAATGGTACAAGCCCACCATCAGTGGTGGCTGCATTTCCAGAGTTACCATTAAACATAAAGACACTACTTGCTGCTGCAAAGAAGTCTGCCGCTGCTTCAATATTGGTAGCATGCTGACCAAGACCGTTAGCAGTAGAGTCCCATTGTGCTGCGACCACACCGCCAGCTGCATAAGCTGCAGCGACAAATGTCATCACGAGCTCCATACGGTCTACCACGATCAATCTATTTGCACCTGGTGCTGCAATTAACAACATTGGTGCTGCATACATACCATTGAACTGTGCTGCTGTAATTGGGACTGATGCATAGCGTAAAACATTGTCTACATTAAACCCAGAATCTTCTACTGTCCCAGCGGTGTCATTAAAACTAGCAAAGTTATTGGCGACCGTTGCTCCATTAACAGAAGCTACCGTAGGCAATAAATTGTCAGAAGCGTCCTTACCAGCTGCTGTACCTAATGCTGGATCAGGCAATGCAACTAATGTACTTACGCCAGCAGTAATACTAACAGAGAACGAACCTAACGTTGCTGACATACCACTTGGATATAATGGAAAAGTACTTAAGTCATCATAATTTATCCAAAAAACATCGTTTTCTTTGAATTCACCTTGACTTAAAAACGCATCTAAATAACCAGCCGTAGTAATTTCAGCTAAACTGTCCGCCGTTGATGCTACAAAAATAGTTGGCGCTGTTCCTACAATCGCGGGAGAAGCAATGCCAAAAGATTCAAAAGCCATGATACTGCTCCTTAGTTATTTACGTATGGGTCATTACAAGTTAACAATGCAATACCATTGTACTGAATAATCAATGCACCGGAAGTCATAATCGTCAAGAGTTCCCAACGGTCTTGGTTAGGCAACCATGTGATACTTGTCATGATGTCACGATTGTATGATTGAACAATAGCGTCTTTATGTACCATTGGAACAAGATATACATAAGGCGATATCAATGTACCTAACCCTGTTCTTGGGATTTTGTTAATACCATTTTCACCAAGGAAACGCATATCACAACCAAGATAGCCCGTAATACGGTTGTCGGTCAGTGGCTTAACATCATTGTAGAAGAAGTTGACTACCCGATCATCAGCATACAATGAGGTCTTTAATAGAGCTGGTGCCCAGATAGACACGGAATAATCCATGATGTCTACGCCTTGGCTTTCCAAGTAAGCAATCCCTGCCGCAATCTTGCCTTCGTTTAAGCCGGTATTTACACCAACTGTAATAGGGAAGGTTTGGATCGTGCCCACAGAAGGGTCACTAAAGATCGCGTCAATCTTCAAGAAGTCGTCATTACGAGCGCCAGCTAATGCATGGAGTTTTGCGTGGTCAACGATCTTGTCGAAGTTGAACAATGTCTTTTCACCACCACCGATTACCGTTTTGACATGATAATCATTAGTCAAAACTTGACGGTTTGTTTCATCAACGGGGGTGGGTGGAATGTCAACAGGTGCGAAATCACCTAATGTCATTTCAATTAAATCTGAAACAGGCACGTTTAATGTCGTACCAGTCGTACCATGACGTTCGTCAATAGTACCTTGTAATCTAAGGTGGTTCTGATACTTGAGGGTCACTTCAGTATCGAACAACTGCATTGCAGCTGCTAAATTAATACCGGCCATGAATATTACTCCAATAGTTGGATAACGAAAAAATCCGTTAAACATCTATCAGGGTAAGCCGTAGCTCGCTGATAACGTTATGGTCGACTTAAACGGGTATCTTTTGGAAGCGTTTAAGTTAACACCAATAGTATAGCGCAGTTATTGGTCGTTGCAACGTCCCATGTAAGTAATCATATCTTTTAATGGCTCTCATCACGCATGATAAGGCTTCTCAACTAGATTTCAACGGAGCAAAAAATCATGGTAGATGAACATAAATGTGGTGGTTGTTGTCCAGGGCCACAAGGCAACATGGGGCCACAAGGGCTTCAAGGCGTCCAGGGCGTCCCTGGAAAAGATGGCGCACAAGGCCAAGCTGGTCAACAAGGCCTACAAGGCGTCCCTGGTGATAAAGGCAATCCGGGTGACAAAGGCGACCAAGGCCTACAAGGCCTACAAGGTTCTCCCGGTGTCCAAGGCGCACAAGGCGTACCAGGACAACAAGGCCAACCTGGATTAAATGGTCAAGTGGGGCCACAAGGCGTCCCTGGTGCACAAGGACTCCCAGGACAACAAGGACTACAAGGCATACCAGGCGATTGTGTTGAATGCCCATGCCATTGTGACGCACCAGAATTTGCAGAAGTATTTTCTTCACTCCCTCAAACATTAGCTGCATCTCCTGGCGCATTACTAGCAGGTCAAGTTGTTTTATTAGAAAATACACTTTTTGCAAGTCCTAGCATTGATGTTTCTCAAGCGGGTGTGAATGGAAAAATCATCATCAATAAAGCGGGCTGGTATGATGTTTATACAGGCATTTGCGGCTATTTAAATCCAATTGCTTCGCCACTTCCATGCTGGACATTATCACTCTTTAAAAATGGCGTTTACGTAGCGGGCTCAACATTTGCTAACCAAACCATTTCTCCTGAACAAAAGTCGAACGAAATTGTTGCAGACGTATTTGTTCATTTTAATGTTGGAGATGTGTTGGAACTATGCAATACAAGTACCGCAATTGTTAATATGGCCGCTCCAACATTAGGCACTAACTCCCCGGCAAACTCTGCCTATATGAAGCTAATTTTATTACAAGCTGATTAATATTAATGCCCGATGAAAGTCGGGCGTTATTTTATTATAACAATATAATTGTGTTATGATTTTATCACTGAATAATATTTCGATTAGGGACCAAAATAACACCTTCGTTCGGATCACGTATTGTACTTTCTCCAATATTCAAGAAATTACCGTCCAGCATAAAATCACATTCTAACTGGTAATATTCTTCTTTAATTTTAAATTTGCTTTTAAAGTGGTGCCACTGGCCATCTTTATATTTGTGTTTCACCTGTTCATACATTAATTTAATAAGCCTACGTTGCAATGGTGAAAAGTCCTTAATACGTTTAATAGTCATTATACTTCCCTGGGTCTTGCCTATCTTCCCAATCAGTCATACGTTGTTCTATTTTACTTATACGTTCCCAAATCATATCAATTTCAGATTTGGGTTTTAACATATCAGCGACCGTGATGGCTTTCTGTCCTATACGACCACACTTACCACATCCACCAATTAATGGTTTTTGATGAGGACAAACTGCATAAACACTCACAGGACCATTATTTTTCGACATTGCCAAATCGCTCATTGCCGACTTCAATTGCTAGGTTTTCATAACGTTCACGTGCGCGACGGTCTGCCTTGTTACTATGATACGCTTTAGCAGCGTCCATCAATTCTTTCTGTCCGTCGTAGGTACTCGTTTTACCAGCACTACCACTAGCAATACCTGGTACTTCGCTATTTAATGTTTGGTCTCTATGCTTCAATGCATCACTCATTACTTTATCGTCCCTTATTATTTTATCTAAAATGACTGGTTGTAAACTTTCAGGGTAGTTCTTTTTAACATAGTCCTGCAAGATGTTTAATCTTTCTTCCCCTATGTTCTTCTTTTTACTTTCATATTGTTCTCGTTGTTTAACAACACGCGATTCCATGTCTTTTGCAGTTTTTTCGTATTGCGCCTGAGTAAGTCCTGCATTTTTTGCGAGTCGTTGAATATCTGTAAGCTCATCTTGTCGTAATCCAATCCCTTGAATTTCGCCATAATTCTCAGGTACTTTGGTAACAGTTTCATGCGTTTCCTTTAACGAATGAAATTCATTCGAAAGTTTAGAATATTCTTTGTCTTTATTAATAATAGCAGCTTCCATGTCCTCAGCTGACTTGTATTTTCCTGCCCATAATTTAGGGGAGACTATATTATCAACAATCGATTCAGATTGGGAGGGTTGGGAAATGTTGTTTCCATGCGTCACTGCTATTGATTGTTGGGTTGCTACTTCCGTCATTATATTTCTCCATCACATCATTTACTTTATTAATAATAATTTTAATATCACGCCATACACTTCGTCGCCCATCATGCCATACAAATAATTCCATTGAAGGTTGTTGTGGTTCTTCCATGACAATAGACTCGAGCATGTATACTAAAAATTCTTTAGCTACATCGTTTCCAACAAACGTAATATAAGTTTTATATTCAATTTTACTAATTTTACCTTCATGTAACAATCTCTGTAACTTGTCCATTAAACTTGTACGCCCCCCGAATTTGGCAACTGGCTTTGCACAGCTGCGGTACTGGCTTGTGGCAATTGTTGCTGCTGCGCAACTTGGCCTGCTTGTTGAATGAATTGTGTAAGCTGTTCATCACTGACATATAAATCACTGGGAAGATTGAGCCATTCGCGCAATCTATCTTTTACTTTAGCCAAGTTCGTTGCCATTAACGGCGAACCTTGTCCCCAGAATTGTTGGAGAATTTGCATATTAGTCACAAAATGCGTGAGGTCATCTTGCTTCTGCAGGTCAAACAATGGCGATTGAAAATCAAACGTAAAACGCTTGGTCGTTTTAAACATCGTACCACGGTCTTTTGTCAGTAATCGGCGTTCAGATAATATTCGCGCAGCCACATCATAAATTTGTTTAGGCAATTCATTAATCAAGCGAGAGATATCAGTAGAAGTGCTGCGTTGTGCGCGGTTCTCACGTATAGATATTTCAGTTGCTGATTTAACGGGAGATGTAATCTCGCCAAGTGGGTCGACCATGAAACCTTTAAGGATAAATTCACGCGAGTCCTTGATCCAGTTAAATACATCGGGATATTCCGGCATCTGTAATGCTTCGAGTGGGTTGCGCCCATTCGGCATACGCGCAATCATTGCTCCTGCCCATTGCCTGACCATGTATGGATTAAAATATCGATCAGCATCATAGAACATCGGTGGGTTAGCTTTGAAGGCCAAGTTCTGAGTTGTGTATGCAAGTGTACGATTAAGGTCACGAATGAGAGGTAACATATCGATACCGATACCTCGTCCGTCAGACTCACCTGGCCTGACCCTATCTCTATAGATAAGTATTTGTGGATATTTTCTTTCTGTTTCCCATAAAGGTTCGAACATATCATCTTCTAGCACCGCATAAATAAAAAACTTATCTTCCGCTAATTTGATCTGACCGTATATCACAATAAAAATATCATTAGGAGATTCTTGTAGCGCATTGAGCCGATTACCACGATAGTCTGGAAAAGTATCTCTTATTTGTCGGCCTGTAAATTTACATTGGTACCAACACGTATTTAAAACATCATCTGTCGAGTACTCGATATATAAGCACACAGCAGGGACAGAACGAAAATAAAGAGGAGTGATATCGTCAATCGATTCCACCCAAAGCGCTCCGGTTCCCCCAACAAGATCGAGATTACTACTGCTAACGACGCGAGCCAGATTAGATTGATTAAGATAAAAGAATATGCGTTCATTAATTTCATCCATTGTTGGCTGGTTGGCTTCGATTGTGGCTTCATCAAACAACTGCTTGTCCATGACCAACTTTCCCCAAACCCTGTCCTTGGGCAAAAGTAACCCATGAATATCATTTGCTCGTTGATATGCCGCTAACACAGCAGTGTTGTCCCAAACTTGGACAGTAGTTGGTTTACCATCATCGCGATAGTTCCACTTAACATTAAAAGCATCACGATCAGGAATCACGTAATAATATAGGTCTTTGTACAACGCCAGCCAACGGTCTTTATATTGTTTGGTTTCTTGATAGCGCTCATTCAGTTTAGTATATTCCATTACTTTCCAGCCCCCCCAAATCCTCCTTTGACTAAATCAGTTGCTACTTTAGTGAACAATGAATCGTCCTGGTTGCCTCGTGCTTTCATCTGTGCGGGGGTATTAGTAGGCGTCCAAGATGGCTGTCCTTGCATTTTCAGAATTTCTATTTGGCGCTCACGCAGTGCTTGCCGTTCCTGCTCAATGTTTTGATTGTTTTCTTGGATTTGTGACTCTAGCAAGTCATTTGCATCATTATTATCATCATCACCCTGCATGACTAACGCCTCCAGTGCGTTATAATTTCATAGTTCCTCATATGGTCATACTTTAACAGTTTCTTATAAAAGTGGTAAGGTGTTAAGGTAAGCCCAACATCGACCTTTGAAAGATATCTCGCCAATTCATTGCACGTCAAGATACGTGGAACAAAAAATGTTTCACGTAGAACATAATAAGATTCTATCTCTATGATACATGTAACTGTAGATAATTTTTTAGCGGCATTAAAGAGGCTTCCTGCAGAAAAGTAACGTGACCTGCGTACTGCAATTCCTGAATGTGTCAACCTAAGTACAAACCATCGCTTGCCGACCTCTATAAAACAGTCAACGTGCTTATAGTCCTCATGAAGTAACCAATTACTTACCCATGAATCACCATGGTTGTAAAACACGAGAACAACGCGCATCAAAACCTCGGCAACGGTGGCATTTCAGACCATGCTAAAGGTGAAAGTATGCGTGACATTTCATTTGTATTAGCAAAAAATACGTCATGATTAATATTATAAAAACCAGATTGTATTTTTCTTCCGTCCCAAATTAATATATCTCTTTCATTATCTGGCATCTTCCATGCGCATTTCGTCCATTTAGCCATTACTCGTCCTTCGGTGGTTTAGGGATTTCCTGCCAATGTGATATAGGAAAGTCCCATTCACCATCTCTTAACGTACATACACCCACCCATTTGTATTCATGCGCTTCGACCACGAGATATCGACCGTCTTTTTTTGGCATTCGTTCAGTTGCTTTTATCCACTCAGCCATTAATTTTCTCCATAGGATGATGGATCTTTTCTAGGCTCTCCATCGACACCATATGGATAGACATAAGCACAATAAATGTCCCACATATGATTGCCATAATCCAAATATATTGGTCATTGTTCATAGGATAATTTTCCTAAACCCATTTAATCGGTAATCAAATTCATATTTGTTTATGAAATCAGGCGCACACCATGGACAGAGATCAAATGTTTCTTCACGGGTGTAGAAATCTTTTTGAGGATTATGAAGGTCAGGATTAGCTAGCATATCTTCTTGATGATGTTTATCTTTTAATCGTAGTATTTGATCGAGAATTTCATTTTCAAAACTCATTGTAAATTACCTGCCATCTGCCCTTTAATAAACTTTAACAGTTTAGTAGCACGACCAACCTTAATCATATCTAAGGGCGTTACATGTCCTAATGCTGGATTAGTATATTGAAACCATAGCCACACTTTACGCGCATTGCCTTGGAAGTATTGGTTCACCAGGTCGTAGCATTTCTGGATTGTTTTAGTGTCTTTCATCTATTTATCACGTAATTCAATTTCCTTGCGGAGTTTCACAATGGCTTTCTTTTCCATCGTGCCAATCCTACCAAAAGGGAGGTTATTTACAACTAATGATATTTCTCGGTGCGTATGACGACGAGAATATTTACCAAGCCCAAACCTCATTTCTATGATAAGGCGTTCAGTAGAGTTTAAAATTGATAAATCACAATCCAGCGGTAACATGTGATTAATCCTGATCTTTACTCTTTTTTTAGGAACATTAATAGACATGATTATTTTTTATTCATTTTCTTTAATGTTTGGGCGGGCCTTGCACGCTGGCCAAGTTTTCCACCTTTTTTAGCTGCTGCTGCGAGTTTTTTAGCTGGGACCTTCTCACCAAGCTTTACATCCAATTCTTTATGTAATGCACCCGGATGTTTGATTGCTTTTTGGATCCATTTTTTAGCGGGCATCTTCTTTTTTCTCCTTTATTTTGGCCTTGATCCATTCCTTTGTTTCTTTAGCAATCTCTTTAGCAGTAGAATTCTTTGATGTAATCTTTTGGCTAATGTCAGCAATCTTGGCTTCTAGCTCGTCCAATATTTCACCAAACTGACTATAGTCTTTACGTGCTGTTCGTTCCAGCAACCAAGCAAATCGTTGCCAGCCAGATTTATTATCTTCGATACTTTTTTCAAGATAAGCAATACGATTTGATATGGCAGTCTTTACTTTAGTGTATAATTCTTTGAATAAAGTATCGGTACCATTAAAATAATCTTCTTCACCTTGTTTTAACCAAGCTTTAATAGTTTGTTCATGTCTTTGAGATAAACCAGCAACCGTACTTAATACTAAAGTTCTGGAAAAATTCTTACTAATCGTTTCTACATCTTTTTTAGTGAGAGTAAAAACGCGTCCAACTTTACCAGCGTTATAAAGTACTCTATCACTCATATATCTCTCTTGCTATTAAGTTAACACACTGTTAACATACATCTATTGATTAGCACAATAATAACAAATTTTAACCAAAGGATAAATAGAAATGTCAAGCTCAAGTATAGCGTTTGGTATCTTAGAAGGATACGCATTGATATGGGTAGGTTTTGTAGGAATGGTAGGTTTAATAGGATTATTCACTTGGCTAACTTCACAAAAATAAGGACAAAACAAAATGTTGCGCGTCATGAAATGTAAGATGTCAAACCAGTATACCGTATTAACAGAATCAGGATTAATTTTAAGAATATTCAATACACAAGATGAAGCCATTAAATATAGAAATCAACTAAGCGGATACAAATCATGACACACGCTCAGGTAGCATTTGGAATAGAAGGCATACTCCTTTATTTCTCATATAAGAATTATCACTTATCAAAATGGATATGGCGATTATTCGCATTTCAATTAATGAGTACTGCATTCATTATTTTATCGATGGTACTTACTCCATGATTAAATTACTTATCACCACTATATTTATAGCATTTATTAGCATTTATTATCATTTACAACATTAAAGGGAGTAGAGGAAATGAGTCCACTCATAAGTTGGGTCACGGTCATTACTATGTTTTTTAGTATATTTTTAGCGGTCGAGTTTCACTATCGTTGGAGACGTTAAAATGGATGAAAAGACATTCTTAAAACATAAAAAAATTAATCTAGAATCTTATCGTCAAGGTGTAATAGATATTCATAACGAATTTGTTGATATGTTAAATTCATCCAAAAGACAATCGATTAATCTTATTGAGAGTGAAATAAAAAAAGTAGAAGAAGAAATAAACCATGAATAACGATCCAGAATTAGCAGAAGCATTAAATAAAACAGCAATCGCATTAAAAGCTATTGGCGAGAGAATGGAATTATTTGAAAAATGTTTAGGTGAGTTAATAAAAGCAGTAGAAATACTTCAAGTATTACAACTTAAACCATCCGAATTGATTATAGATCTTCAATCAGTACCAAAACAAAATGAGTTAAAAGAATATTTAATTGAAATTGCTAGTAAAATTAAAGGTAATGAATCAATAGACTTTCTTTTTAGAGAGGGTTATCTATCAGCCATCAACCGTATTTCGATCAAATTTAATCTTAAGATTTAACCCAATAACATCGACATATCTAATCCATATGTCGATTGGTTATAACTTGTTCTTTTAGTTATAACTTGTTCTTCCCGTTCTCTGGCGACCCCACTTTGGTATCGTAGCTAACGTTGTGAGTTGTTCCACCAAAGGGTTCATGTTTCTGTACATACCTAGGGTTCGCTACGTCAGCGCCACGCATCGCACGTTCCATCATATGCTGAGGGCAGTAGTAACCGACATCGGCGATCTGGGGGCAACCTGCCCAATGACAACCGCATCGTAAGGGGCGATTGCCTTTCATACGTGCTTCTTCCATGTTGCGATATCGGGGCGTTACTTCTTTTTTAACATCTACCATGCTATGAGCTCCAAATTTCATCCAGGTTAGCGGGTGTTATTAGACCCATGCAGATTACCTCGGTTCATCGATCCTTCAGCCACGTCGATTTTAGCGGCCTTAGGCACCGATTGTGATACGCCCCATTGAACTACCTTACGCTGATAGGAGTTTTCCAGGGCCTTATCGGAAGGTGCGATCTTATGGCGATGGTTTTCAGCGCCTTGATAACCGCCCACGGCCTGATAAGTCGCCCAATCCAATCCGTATTTACGTCCAGGCGCACGGTTACTGCCTTCTGCGACGTTGAGAGAAGAGGTAATTTTATTATTAGCCATGAAAATACTCCAGTATAATCAACAACTAGCCGCGGTCTACGTAACGCACAGCACCATTTAATCGTTGAAACTTCTGTTTGTTCTGCCAATGTGCCTTACGTATTCCAGCAATTAAACCTGGTTTGACTTCTTTTTCAAAGATAGCCATTTCATCACGATTTGGCATATTGGTTAATGAACCAGCGGAGGGTTCAGATTTAATTTTTGCTTCTTTGGATATTTCTGGTTTCTTAGACATCGTCTGTTCCTAGGGTTGGTTCATTTTTGTCAGTATAACTATCATTACGAGCGCCAGCAAGGACGTTCATCACCAAAGGGTCGGTTGTCCTGCCGCATTTCTGGCAGACGTAATAAGCCACACAGCCGCCACTGACAACGTCCATCTCTGCCTTACAACACCTGCTCCGTGTCATTTTACTGCTTCCTTAGTCATATGCTGTCCTTCGTCAAATAATCAAGTGCTTCCTCCAAAGAAGCAATGATAGCAACTTGTCCCGGCCAGGTATCGTGAAACTTTTGTTCAGCAACTGTTAATTTCTGTTGAGACAAAGGTTTGTCACCGTCTTTGATCTCAAACAAATAATTCTGCGATGAATGACCTCCTGATACAACAATATCGGGAAAACCGAACCCAATAGCCGAAGTGACAAACACATTAAACCCATTATTTCTCAATCCTTTCACAATCTGAAATTGGTTCGCGTCCGTGCGTTTAGCCCGCATATTAATCCTTTATTTTATTACCTCTAAAGCCCTAAGATATTATAAGGATGGTTAGTATCAAACGCCCATGACGCATAAGGGCCTGATTCAGTATTTTTAATTTTATCCAAATAAATTTCATATGAATTAGGAAATACCATTTCAAACTCTTCTGCCAATATTTTCCTATAATGTTTTACCAGAAAGTCATGTCTATCTTTTTTAGGTAAATTTTTTGCTACTAATTGCAAACGAATAAAAGCATCAATTAAGTACATCATTACATCGTCTAATTTTCTCATCTTCTTTATCTCCAAAATTAATATTTTACATAAAAATTTACACAATCAGGGCATTAGGGCACGAAAGGGCACTATTGTTCCCGAGTGCATATTCAGTATATATAACTATTATTAAAATAATTCTTAATCATATATTCTATATACCCTATATACTCTATTATCCCCTAAGACCAATAACCATAGAGCATTAGAAGGGGTACGTTCAAAAATATTATTACCCTTTCATATGCCCTTTTTAGATGATTTACCATTAAATAATAAGGTTGGTTCCCTTACTTAACGAAACTTTGATTAAATCGAGTAGGAACGTCATAAACTCTCAATCCGTTACTTTTTCTACCTTTAGACCCTGTTTGCTCTTTTAATATCCTACCCATACGCCTAGTTTCAGTGGGCGTAGGACGTTCGTACCCCAAAACCTTCAACACATCTGTTACCGTCATGCCCCGTGTAGTAAAAGGCCCTGACCAATCGTAAATAGACAATAATTTCTCTTTTAAGCTATCGGTTTTTTCATGAGATTTATTACGGATGTTAATAAAACTTTGTAATTCAGATTGAATATAAGGTTTAGCGCCATTCTTTAATTCGTGATGAACTTCAGCCCAAACCTGGACCATATTAAAATCATGGTTGTAATTAATGGATTCAGCAGCAATTGTTAAAAACCGACGATTACCTGTGGTGTCAACTAAAAACTCAGTTTCGTTAACGGTCGCTATAAATGCAGTACGCCGAATCAATCTAATATCTTTTCGACCATAAGGCACCCGTATATCGTCAACCGGGGAAGTTATAAAACTTTTTAAATGCGCAATATCTGTCTTGTTTAAGGTTGCATCTAACTCGCCTAACTCCGCAATCCAAAAACGATTTACATTTATAATGGTATCTTTATTTTTAGGGTCCAATAACGCACCGACTTTAATAGCATTACAATGGATAGGATCAAGTTTTCTTACCCAGGCTGTCTTGCCTATCCCCTGCTCCCCCTGGATAACTAGAATTCCGTGAGAAATAAAATCACCTTGACTGTAAGCGGCAGATACTGCCATTAACATAAAAGTTTTAATGATTTCTTTATCTTCATTGGGATTGTTAGTTTTAATTGTTTCAAGAAAACTATCTAATCTACCTATACCGTCCCATTTGTTACCTTCTAAACAGTCGACAATGGGATGATATGCGTTTTCTCCCGCTAAAACTTCCAGCCATTTATCAATATTACGCCATGGCATATGGTTGATAGTTGCTAAATACTCTATTTTAGCTAATGTATCATTAGCCCTATCGTCACTGAAAAAATTCAAACCAGGAAGGTTAATTTCCCTGCGGCGCGACATTAAATTGTATTTAATCTCGGCATTAAAATGCTTTAATAGAAATTCAAGATTTTTATAAGTATCTAAGACTTTAACTCCTGATCTAGATTCTACAATTTCAGGATAAAGTAAAGGAGATTCAATAACCCTATATGGTTCATTTTTTTGTTGGCCCTGAAGTTTTTTATGTGATTTTAAATTATTTTTATAATTAGATTTCTTCTTTCTCTTGTCCAAGCTATCATGTCTTTCGTTATGTACTTTTGTCATCAGCTTACATCCTGTAAGTTAAATTGATAAAACTAGGGGGAATGATTCCCCCTAGGTACTTATTGAGTATATTTCCGCATAGGTTCTTTTAATTCTCCTTGTTCATCAAATAAATATAAACGCACAATATTTGCACCATCTCTTAATAACACAAGCACAACATCTTCACACATGTCTAATGTGGACGACCCATCATCAAAAACAATGATGTCACAATCTTCTACAGGCCAAAATAAATCATTAGGACAGGTATATTTAGGAAGGCAGAGTGCAAATTTGTTCAGTTTAAATCCTTCACATTTATTGAAAGACCATTTGCCGGTAAAGACATAAATATCATTTGTGGGGACGTTGCCAGCTATTAAGAATTCGTACAAACGCTTGCCGTAAGGGGGTAGTTTCATTATAATTCCTTTGTTGTGTATAGGGATGTATTTTCTGTGGGGGGGTGTCGTAGTCCCCCCCAGAGAGCTAAATGATACTGCTACTAAAACCAAAAAACTATCGCTGATTTCGCTTGATAAATCATGTAAAACTATATATATAATTCTCCCAATACCACAATATAAGCACGTAATTTTTTCTCTGCTACTCTTCGATCTTTCATCGGTAAATCAGGGTTTGCTGCTATTCTTTTATTTAACTCAATATGTTCGCGCATCAAGTCTCTAAATTTATTTTGCTTAGAAACTTCCTTGTTAATTTTATCCATGCGTAAATTCCTATTTATTTTTATGTTTAACTAAAATGATCTTCATACTGTCTTTGCGAATTTGTTCTTTAGTACGTCTTGCCCTAATAGGTTCACCAATGTCTGCGTAGCCCCACTTGTTCTCACGCTGATAATGTGCCGCACATAACTTACACTTCATGATATAAGACTCACGCTTGCAACCACGCACTTTACATTTAGTTCGTTTTAATTTTGGCCTCATTTTATTGTCCTTGTTTTATTTTATGTTGTAGTTTAAAAAGAAAATAAATATACTCCACCCCTATTTCCAAAGCAAACAAAAGGCATTTTATGACAGAACAACAAGAAAAATTTAAAGAATTGTTTGAGCAATTAGTTTTAGATTTAGGAAAAACACTCATTCATTTTGTTGATGAACACCAATTATTGTTCGAGAGCAATACCAATATATGTATAGATTGTTTTACGACACATGCTATTTGGGAAGCGGCCATCAAGAGTTTAGTCATTAATTATGAAAACCACAAAGAATTTTATCCTGAAAAGTTACTTAAATTAATTCAACAATGTGCGGAAGCTGTCAATGTTAAATTTATGTTTGGAACGCTAGCTCCTGAAAATAATACCCAACATTAAGGAAATAATATGTTTATAGAATTTAATAAAAATTTAGTGAATTTAAATAATGTAACTTATATTCATAAAGATAATAAAGAAATTTATATTAATTTTCATAGTCCTGAAGATCCCTATATAGCACAGGTTTTTGATAGTGCCGAAGAAGCTCAACAAAAATTTAATGAATTAAAAGATTTATTAATTCCTAAACCATTAACGAAAGATGAACTCAATCGAATTCAATGGAACGGTGTTATGCTAACTAAAACAAATGATGCCCAAGTCGACCATCAATTGCCCGAATCTCAGTTGTAAAATTAAAACTCAAATGATATGCTATGAGTATCCGGTATCCTTCCGGGTCCCTTTAATGTTAATGCTATTCCCGTCCTTTGTGTGATGAGTTGGACATGGCCCAGGCCGAATCCTCCTGGGTCATTTCCTAGGCCGTGGCTTCTTGGGAAGCAGCATTTCTAGTTTCCACTCTAAGCCTACCGTGTGCGCCAATTCTAAGAGCTTGTAAGCGTTATTAATATCGGGCGCCCTAATGCCTGTCTCCCAGAAATAAGTCGTCACGCGTGATTTTAAGCCCAATACTGCGGTAAACTTCGTGCGGTTCATTTTTAACTTGGTGCGTAATTCAATAATACGGTCTGCTACTGCCATAACATCTCCTTTCATCAAAACAATATAAACTAAAATTCTGATGTAGACAATGCGTTGACATAAGATAAGACCAGCGGTATAGTCAACACACATTAAACATTAAGGACAAAGGACATGACACTTAGATTAAAAAAACCATTAAAAATATCACCTATGCTCAACCAGTATTTAGCTCTTTTGGTAGACTCTGGCCGTAAGTTTGTGACGGCGCGCCCTGGGATGAAACCAGAAAATATATTAACTGACTTGGAATGCCAAGAGTTGGCAGGTTACATGTTGATGGAAATCAGTGATACCCCCGAAATATTTAATTTTTATCGGTTTTACAAACAAGACAAGCCTGGGCTGGGGGTGCATTTTATTTCACGATTATGTACTTATTGTATTGAAGATTCCGTCTATAATGGCGAACGACTGTTGGACGATATGAAAATAATGGTGCGTTATTACTTTCAGGAAGATAACCGTATGCAAGGCCTATTAGATTGGTTCCGCCATGGACAACAAGCGCAATATCACGAAGCCCGGCAACGTGTCATTGAAGGTGACCACGAAGTGGCACACGCAGAGGAGCTACGTTATGTTTAAAAAAGCAGAACGTCGACAAGTTAAATTACGATTGGCACTATGTGGTGTATCAGGCTCTGGAAAGTCATATAGCGCCCTGCGCTTAGCAAAAGGGCTGGGTGAAAAGATCGCTGTCATTGATACCGAAAATGGATCAGGTGAACTCTATACGGATGTAGCCGATTATGAGATTTGCTTACTACATCCTCCGTTTTCACCAGCCAGATATATTGAAGCGATCCATGCAGCTGAACGATATGGATTTGATGTGTTGGTCATTGATTCCTTAAGTCATGCGTGGTCTGGTTCAGGTGGTGTATTAGATATGCATGATAATATTGCAAAAACGGCACAAAATAAAAATACGTATTTCGCATGGCGTGAAGTCACCCCACAACATAACGCATTAATCGATACCATATTACAAAGTCCATTACATATTATTGCAACCATGCGCAGTAAGACCGCTTATGAAGTACAAGATCGTGATGGTAAAAAAGTACCCGTTAAAATAGGGCTAGAACCGGTTCAACGAGCTGGGATGGAATATGAATTTACCACAGTATTAGACTTAATTCCTGAATCTAACTTTTTTACTTCTTCTAAAGATCGCACTGGCATCTTTAAAAACAAATTTGGAGTATTAACCGAAGAGCATGGTCAGCAATTAATTGACTGGCTAAATAGTGGAAAATCAGATTTACAATTGGTTGAAGATGCCTTTGGTCCCCTGACTTCAGTCGATAGTCTACGGGTAGCTTATTTAAAATTAGTGGCTGAATATCCTTCTTTAAAAACCTACATTACAGAAGCAGCCAAACAATACAAAGAAAAATTAACCCCACCCAAAGAAGAAGATATTATGGAGTGTTTATAATGCACCTATACCAACTCTCAAATGAATATAGAAAACTATTTGATGAAATGTCTAACCTCGATGAATGGCCAGCAGATTTGCTGGCTACGATGGAAAAAGTAGACCAAGACTTTACAAACAAAGCGATTAACGTTGCTTTATATATCAAAGAACTATTGGCACAAGCTGATGCGATTAAAAACGCCCGTGCAGAAATGGCAACAAGACAAGCTAAATTAGAAAATAAAGCAGAAAGTTTAACGGAATACCTTCGGTACCATATGGAACAAAACGAAAAATCTCATATCGTTGACGCACAAGTCGAATTAAAATTAAAACGTAATCGATTTGCTGTCACGATAAATGATGAATCGCTTCTTCCTAAAGATTATTTTAGAAGAAAAGAAGTTTACACCGTGGACAAACTTTTAATTAAACAAGATATTGATGCTGGGATTAATGTTCCTGGCGCAACATTAACATCAAAAATTCAATTAGACATTAAATAAGGAAATACCATGTTTCATGATGAACCTATCAGTAGAGAACAATCAGACGAACCACGAGGCTATCCATTATTAGACGAAGGCGTTTATAAATTCGTGGTAGCTAAAGCCAACTTTCGTAACTCAGCCAAAGGCAATAAGATGATTGAGCTACAACTTTGTGTCTATGACAATAATGATAAAGCTTACATCGTATTTGATTATCTGATTGCCCAAGAAAACATGCGTTGGAAAACCAGACATTTTTGTGATGCCGTTGGGTTAGACAAACAATATGAAGCCAAAGAATTTAATGAGTATATGTGTCCTGGGCGAGAGGGATATGTAGAGTTAAAAATACAACCAGCCAAAGACGGGTATGCGGCCAAAAACGCCGTCTTGGATTATTGCATGACAGACAAAGGGCTAGTTAAATCAGATTTAGCACCACCTAACAATACCACTCCCAAAGCAACAAATGGATTTGTAGATGATGATATCTTGTTCTGATACCCAACTATTGACAGCGATAACAGTTATTGTTATCAAATACCGTCCTCTGCTTCCTTTAATTACTTAAATTTAGTCCATTTTTTAAGCTTTGATGTAAACGGCAGAGGACAAATAGTTTATGCGGGTCTAGGTTTGTCCTAGTATGAATAGATTGGAGCCATTATTTACTAGTTAAACTTGGCTATCCTAATGGGGACTTAAAACGTCCTCACCCGCTCCAGTTTATGGCTGACGATACTTATGGAAAAGAGAAGTACGCCGTGCGAGACGGTATACCATAGGGAAAATAGGCGCACTAGTTTATGCGTCGGATAACCTCAGAGGTGAGGGGGATTTAGACGGCCTGCGCAGGAAGTCTAGATTGACCACAATGGGTGAAAATCCCTCCGGCGCACCAGTTATGGGGTATGCCCGTAGGCAACGATGGGCTGGACCTAGATTGTGAGTGTTGCACTATAAATTCAGACGCCAGGTGACTCACAACGTAATAGGTGGCAAGTCATACCCCACCAGTTAATGGCAATCGTCGTCTAAATGTGAGGACGCCTACTATAGTGGAAATGCTGCACACCACGCAGTCGATTGCCAAAAGGATTAATACAATTCTGTTATCAACTTTGCTATAGTAAATTTTATTACACTTTTAATGGAACATTAAAATGCCTGTATCAAAAAAAGAAGTTGGAAAAATGATTAAGAAAAGTGAAAAAAAAGACGATAAGAAAGACAATAAAAAGTTTAAATTAAAAGACAAGAAAAAAGGCAAGAAGTAATGCCTCCGTATAAATCTGCTAAACAACGCAGGTTTCTTCATGCTAAACACCCAAAAATAGCTGCCAAGTGGGACGCAGAATATGGTAGTAAGATTGTTAAACCTAAAAAAAAGGCCAAATCTAAAAAGAAATAGCCTTGTCTTAGTCTAGTCGTTTACGCTGCTTTTTCATCTACATTATCTGGAATAGAAACAGGTTTTGTTGCTTCTGATAATTTTGTTTTAACATCGTCTAGTTCTTTCTTTGTTTGTGCCAATTCCTGGGTCAGTTCTACAAGTCGTTGGGCATATTCCACGCCTTGCACTCTCAACTCATGACATTTGCGTAATGTTTCCATGTACACCGTATCTAATGCAATTTTTTCTGCTTCAGACTTTTTAAATTTTGTTTCTAATGCTTCAAATACTTTTGTGCTAACAATGTCTGTCATATTTCTAACTCCAATTAATTTTAAAAAACATATTATAAATATAATTAATTTATAAAACAGATTTATTACCGCGCGCGTCTTGCTGCAATAAACCCATAAGCTGTCATAGTTGAAACCGCAAATGTAACATTCGCAATTAAATAAATCGTGGTCGTTGCTGAAAGGCTTTGTCTACCGGGGCCGATTGGAAAAGCTTGACCTAGACTTGCGCCAGATGCTCCACAAATCACCGTTAAAGGAGTAGCAACACCTTGTGTTGGTAATGTATTGTTAACTATACTAATTGCACCTATTGCTACACTTGTCGTTGTTCCTACCGCCGGATTACAATTTAATACAGCACTGATGTCCCAATCTCCCGCCGTGAGTGAAATTGAAGTGATCGTTTTTGAAGTGGCACTTACTAAACTGACTGCTGAGCCTATTGCTATATTGGAACTGATATATTCACCAATATTACCAGCGCTTGCATTATCATTTGTAGCTGTTCCTGCTATTTGACTACCATTCGCAAAAGATAAAACACCACTTCCATTTGTTTTCATAATAAAATTTGCTGAACCATCTACCGCTGGTAAAACTAGCGAAAGATCAGTCGCTTGAGCATTAGCTACACTTAATTTAGTTGAAAATGTACCAGCGGCATTAGTAAATGCTAATAGAGGTGAATTGGTATTAGTTGAATCTCGTAATACAACTTGGGAATTTTTTACATAAATATTTAGACCAACAATAGCATCATCACCAGCAGTCAAAATAGAAACACCGTTAGCGGTAGCTTCATTTCTAATCGTTAAATAATTAACTGCACTTCCAGAAACAGTAAATAATAATAATTCATTACCGTTATTATCTTGAAACCCTTTGCCCGTATTGAATGGAATATTATTAGCAGCGCCCACACCTAGTACAGAAGATGCTATCGCTAAACCCTGGCCTAACGTTGAAGTAATAGAAGGAACACTTCCAGCGCTAGTGACAAGAACACCATTAGCAGCGGTTGCTAAACCACTAACCGTTGAGCCGGTTGCAGCATACCAAGCTAATTGATTAAGTAACCCAGAACTAACTACACCCGTTGAATTTGTATCTTGTGCAATAATAGACCACTGAGTGGCCGTTTTCATGATCAACGCACCTTGTTGCGGTGCAAGTGTCAATGAAGCCGCGCCATCAATCGTGTCACCAGGGAAAGGGGTAAAAGTCACATTACCGGACGACGTGTTTTTCAACGCCATTTTAAAACCATTGACGAAAGCAGCCAACCCAACACCGTCTGATAAATTAACGGGGCTAGCTGTATAATCAAAAGCAACATTAGTTTGTAATGGTGAAAGGACTGCGTCCCCTGCGAGGTTCGCGTAAATAAACCCTGCGTTTAACGTAGCAAGTCTTGCAGAACCACCCGTGACGTTTATAGCATTTGCATTTTGAAATGCCATTGTCCCTAAATTAAGCCCTGAACCACCGCTTAACTGGTCTACTAAATCACTAAAAGTAATCGCAGTATCGTCACCCAACCCAAAAGGCGAAGCAGCAATATAAAATAAGTCCGGGTCGGCAATCGTCGTGCTGGGGTTGTCGTCATATACTTGCTTGACATTTCTCGCCATAAAAGCAATTCCTTTTACAATTGTTGCAAGTTTTCTCCACTAAGGAGAAGGAAATCCGTGTCGTCCAATAGGAGGAAGTCTAAATTACTTGGGGGAATAGGAATACTTCCCGGAAAGTTCCAAAACATACCAAACAATTTATGGACAATATGTTTCATGGTTGTCCTTTAATAAACCGGTGCAGAACAATACATAACGCCCGTGGTGGTCGTGTTTCTTGCTACACCATTAACTACGCCAGTGGCTAAAATACTTACGGCAGAAATAGGCCATAATCCAGGGGTAGCGCCTTGTACCCATTGGGCGGAACCATCAGGCGCTTCATAAACTAAATCACCAGCTGTTTGTACCCATAAATACGTAGAAGGAAGCGGAAATGCAACATCATTGACCGCAAGGTCAGAATAACTAAACGTAAATCCTTGAGTAATCATGGTGAAGTCCTTGTCTATGGAACGATGTTTTGATTGATATAAACTATATCATATGATCTTTCATTTATCATATTAGCATCATATGCCAGTGTCATGGTTTGAAATGCGTCACAGTTATGGACAATAGCGCCATTTGCTAGCGAAAACTCACTCATACCAGGAACCGTCAAACACCACACATCTTCACTTTCCGCTATTTCTTCTAATCGTTCGACTTCTAGATCGGCATTGCCATGAGCAATATTTTTGGGTATTAATAGCATCACCATTTTTTCGAATAATGGCATTAATTTCGATATTACATACCAAGCAATGTTTTTTTTCTTTTTTCCAATTTTTCCATCCCTGGGTTTTAATAGCATTTTCTTTATGCCATTGTCGCCCCTTGTCAGAACGATGCCATGCTGTTGCTTTTTCGTTATCTTCTTTTGTAAATTTATTAGTTCTTCTGTTTTTTGATTCATGCCATGAAAGTGATAAATGTTCTTTGATCGGTAAGCATTGCAAATTTGATATGGAGTTATTAAATTGATTATTATCGATGTGATGAATATGACAATCTCTTGGGATTTCTCCAAAAGCTGTTTGCCAAACCATCCTATGTAATCTTTTCTTTTCCTTAAGATTAATAAAATATCTTTCATTTTTATATAATCTATATATTTTACCAGCGAAACATTGTTCTTTTTTATTAAGGCAGATTGGATCTTCAAACCCTTTACTAATTTTTCGGCAGATATCCAACCGTTGACCGTCTTGAATAAATGATCCGGCGTACACTTCACCATGTAATTGTTTTTGAATATTACTTTGATTATTTTCGCATTCTTTCGAGTTACTCTTGGATTGATATAATTCTTCCATCCGCATGATGTTAAGACCTTCCCTGTCTTTGGAAGGTTCATTATTGAGCAGTGTCCGTTAAGTGTCAATACCTCAGTATCACCCGTAAAGCAACCATGACTTGCAAAATTGTGCAATGGGTTGTCTTTATAGATGCCCCTTTTCTCATCAAATTCTTTACAGTAGTTAGATAAGCAATCGATCAAGCGAGCAGTATTTTCCTTGTTAAATCGACACCGGTATAACATTCTTCGTATGGCTTGGATGGCGTTGTATTTTTTGGTCGGGCGCTTAACCAAATGTACCGTAAGGCCAAAATCACGACCATAATCAGTAATGTCTTTAGCAGTCCCAAAATCACGTTTTTTACCATCGTGCGGAGCAAATATCTCATCAAGTGACAACCCTAATCGTCTACAAAAATTCTCTGCCCATCGGAAGTAATGCTCATATTCTTTATTGTTATTTTCATAATAAGCAATCACAACGGGATTAAAGTGTTCGTCCGACTGCTCTAACACACATGCCGTACTGTCATTCAAACCTAAGTCCATGTGCATCCTGACACGTTTGTGCGGCAAGACGAGGCCTTCTATAATACGCTTTGTCTCATGGATAATATTTAATTCAGTGGCGAAATAGAGCGTCTCTTGGTTTAACTCGACCGCCGAGTAGTATTCCTGTTGTATCATAAATTCAGGCATACCACTCTTACGATCTTCTTCAATCATGTCGTCCGTGACATAACGATTTCCATTATCATCAACCAATGTTTCAATGGTTTCAACACGACAATACCAGCTTGGATTAGATTTAACATCTTGCATCAACTGATAAGCATGGTTCATTCCATTATAGGTCGTTTGGCCTATCATCCATCCCCCGTTCTGGCGGAGGATAGGCATTAAAATATGTCTGACACGTGGGTCTGAATAAGCGAACTCAGAAAGCACAACACCACGAGGGTTAGTACCTCTCAATTTATCAGGGTCAATGTCTGAGCCTAATATCCATATCACTGACCCGTTCGTGAGTTTCACGACCATGTCAGCATCATTAGGCTTTTTGCCTAAAAACTTTTGCGGCAACATATCCAAGAACTTAATACTTTGACCACCTGGCAATAGAATAGCGCCTTCCCACAAGACCATCCTAGCGCGGACGTTTGTAGGATAAATCATGAGATATAAGCCAGGGTCAGTGATAGCGGCTTGTAAGACAATGTTCCAACTACAATGCTCTTTGCCAGCCCGCCTAGGCCAGACAAGAAAATGAAACCTTATCCCCTCTACAAATAATTGACGCTGCACCTCAAGTTGATAAGGCCGAAAGGGAACACTTGGAAATGTATAGATTTCATCGTTTTCAAATAAAATATAAAGATTAGATTTTTCATCACGAACAAAATCATACGTCATGCCGCTGATCGTGGCTTCGTTCTCTATTAACTCATCTACCTTTGCCAACAAGGCTTGAATGTTGCCCATTAATGGCCTATTGCCATCCAAGTAAACACAGCAACACCACTTGATGAAAGCGAATTTCTAACTAAAAACCCATTGACGGTCAATGTATCTATCATGCCGATGATAGCTGAAGCATCACTTGCAGCCGTTGCTGTTGCACCTGCAAAAAGAATAGCGGTAGGAAATGGTGTTCCAAATGTCACTAAAGAACTTGAATCAGTCGCAATCCCTGGAGTAGTACCATATTTTAAAATCAACCCTCCAGGCAATGTTACTGTTCCCGCGCCCAATGGAAAGCCTGCCTTTAACCCAGCCGGTGTAATAGGGTGTGCTGTATCAGTCCCTGCCGATACTTCCGCCGTTGTTGCCTTACGCGGAAATGGGTTGATTAACTGATA